GGTTGATCATTCTGTAACAATTAATGATAAAAAGATTAGCAGTGCTTATCTGGAAAAAATCGAATACAACTTTGATAAAGAAGATAAGATGAGACCTTTATTAAAGAACATTTGGATGGCTTTTGAAGCTGAAACTGCTGTTAGAGCTGCTGAAAAAGGCGTGCCAGAACATGAGATATTTTTAACACAATCTGATTTTTATCCATCAAGAGTTTTTCTCAGGGAGGATGATAAAGGCGAATCTGTTTATATGGATAGAGACCAAGTTATGTATCAATTTAAGCAAATGGTTAAAAAGAACATGATTTATAAACTTGACAGGGAGGATGGTTATCAGAAGTTTGAATTTAAGAATATTACATCACTTGGGGATGTTGGGTAGTTAGTTGTGGTAGTTTGTAAAATAAACTCCCCCAAAAACAAGAAGTATGGGGTAGGTAGGGTAGTAGTACGTAGTACTACCCCTACTCCCCCACTGATTGTCAGGACTTATACACTATGAAAACTAAAGAAAAACCTACATATTCTAATGAAACTTTAAAACTTCTTGATGAGTACCAGAAGTTTAAAAATGACTTTCATATGAGTTGGGGCGATCAAAAAAGAATAGATAGGTTGATTAGCGTTGATCTTAAAATTAAGTTTATGAAAGCCGAGCAAATTTTTAGAGAAGCAGCATTAGAAAGAAATGATGTGAAAACAGCAAAAATGATTGATATGATGTATCGAGCATATGCAGCTTTAGAAGAAGAGATACAAACTCTGGGCTACAAACCACTTGAACCTCACATACGCTGTTTTGATTGGGATGGGCAAATTTGGTATGTTACTGATTTAGATTATGAAGTGCCAAGAGCAATGCAAATGTACAAAAGCGAAGGAAAGGCAAATTTCATTTCTATACAAGAATTGCTTAGATGTATTCCTAAAGAGCTAATGGATATGCGACTTGAATTAGCAGTAATGTTTGAGGGCAGCAAATTTGTGAGGATAGAAAAGAAATGAACCCAATATGGATAATACCAGTCTTTATTATTCTCTGGGCATTAGCATTTTATTACATGACAGAGGATGACGATGAGCAAAGGTAGCAAACGCAGACCAGAGAAGGGAACACAGTACCAAGACAACTGGGAAAAGATATTTAACAAAAAGAAAAGGAAAAAAGATGCCAATAAAGATAAGCAAATCACAAAAGGTTAGAGACAGACAAACAGGCAGAGTGAGCACCACTCACTATTATGCTAAGTGCACCAGCACTAAAGAACTGAAGGACATGATTGATAATCCATCAACTAAACCTAAGATTAAACAGAAATGTAGAAATGAATTAACAAGGAGAATGAAATGAGCAAAGACATGGTGAACCATCCACCGCATTACAACAATAATGGCGTGGAATGTATCGATTATATAAAACAACAACTTGGAGCTAATTACCCTTCCTATCTGGAAGGCAGCATCATAAAATACATACACAGGCACAAATATAAAGATGCCAACATACAGGACTTACAGAAGGCTTCGTGGTATCTTAATAGACTTATAGAGCATTATGAGAATCTATGACAAGACAAAAAAAGCAAATCAGTATTGAAACTCTTAAAAGGCAAATCGACAAAGGCAAATCGCTAAACGAGGTATCTGTATCTATGGGTAAAAGCAAATCGACTATCTTGAAAGTTGCTGAAGAGAATGGTTTAAAATTTGATAATAAAAGCCACTGGGCAAATTTATAATTAAGGCAAATTTAGTTTTAAGGCAAATTTAGTATTGATGCAAATTTAGTTTTAAGGCAAATTTAGTATTAAGGCAAATTTAGTTTTAAGGCAAATTTAGTTTTAAGGCAAATTTAGTTTTAAGGCAAATTTAGTTTTAAGGCAAATTTAGTTTTAAGGCAAATTTAGTTTTAAGGCAAATTTAGTTTTAAGGCAAATTTAGTTTTAAGGCAAATTTAGTTTTAAGGCAAATTTAGTTTTAAGGCAAATTTAGTTTTAAGGCAAATTTAGTATTAAGGCAAATTTAGTATTAGGGAAAATATGGATATAAGAATAAAAACAAATCTAAAAGACTTGCAAAAGAAAATGAACATTGTGCAAAACAAAGTTTTTCTCAAAAGCATCTCTGAAGGAATAAACAAAACAGCAGAAATGGTAGCTAAAGCAAATAACGATAAGCTGAAACAAAAACTAAATAAACCCATGCAAACCAGCATAAATGCAGTTGCTGTTACTAAATACGCCAAGCCAACAATAAGAGATTTATCAGCTCAAATTATTGTTAAAGACTATGCTGCTAAATTTTTATATTACATTTATACAGGGGAAGATGAGCCCGCAAGAAGGCAGGGTTATCCATCCCCAACAAGAGACGGTTTACCGTTGGCGGGTGTTACTGGTAATATTCAAAAACTAAAAAGAGGCACAAAGAAAGAAGGCAAGGGCTCGGGCTTATTAGCTAGAATAGATAAAACACCAACAAGCGGAAGTGCTAACACTCGCTTTATGGGCGTTCCTAAAGGGAAAGGCTCAAAAACTTACGGTATATGGAAAAGAACAGGCAGAAAGGGAAAGGATGGATTGAAACTATTAGTTGCTTTTACTCCATTTATTAAACATAAAAAACTAATTGATTTCTTTAAACTGTCTGCCAAAGTTGTGAAAAATAACCTCTACAAAGAGATTAACAAACAAGCAATTAAAAGGGTAAAAAGGGCTTTAAGTTAAAGGCAAATTTACCATAAAGGCAAATTTACCTTTACTGCAAATTTAATCTAAATAAAAACTTATATAGCAATCATCGCTAATCTCAGCATATTTTTTAATATACTTTGTTTGTTTTTCATCTATCAGCCAAAATCCGTCTTTGTTTTTCTTGACCTTTCCGTTTTTATGCCTTTTATATACAATGTTTCTTTGTGTATATTGAAAACATGGGTAATCACTCGTTTCCTCAATATCAATGTTTAGATCATGTTTCTTTTTTAAATAATCTTGTATTGCTTCGTTTATATCCCAGCTATTTAATTTAATCTCCATTTTCTTCTCCTATTATTTCAAATATTGTTTTATGTATTTGTTGTGCCATATAAACCTCATTTCCTAAATTTCCTATATAGCCATAATCAAAGTTTTCTTTTTGTCTTTCTTCATCTAAAGAAAAATCAAAAAAATCTTTTTTCTCATTAAAAATATGATCTACTTCATACTGAATATTTTTTAATTTTTCTATTATTTCTTTTTTAGTTAAACTCATTTCCCCCCCTTTTTAATTGTTTAATTTCTTCTTTGTAATTTAAAGAATTCATTTCGCAAATTTCTTTAAATGTTTTCACTTTAGATAATATTTTCAAATCTTCCAAAAATTCATCTAATACATAACATTCACTATCAAGCATATTCATAATAATTATGTGCTTGTGCCTATCTTCTATAGCTTCTTTTAATTGTTCTTTAGTCATCGCTCCATTCCTCATGCTGTAAATCATATTTAGAACAAAAGCCCTCAAAGGCTAGATAGTCTTTTTGGGTGTAACTATATTTATCCAAATCATCCCAACTTATAAAATTGATAAATTTATTTTTATTAGCATAAAAGCAAATTTTCTTTTTATAATCTTCCGTTGTGGCTTCTATAATGCCAGCAGCAGTGCAAGTTATACGCCCATCAATCAAGCATAAAAAATCAGATATAAACCATGCAGACCACTCACCAGAATGATCATCAGCAATTTTAGTTATCTTTTCAGTTTTCATATTCCCCCCTAGTTTGTAGCTTTCTCAGCTCTTCTGCTTTGTTGTTGTCTTGGCATTTGATAGCGTAAGCCATAAGAGTTTTAAGCTCTTTATGGCTTGATGCTTCTATTCTAACGCCCCCTATATTGGTTATAAGTTTCTTTTTATTTTGCATGATATCCCCCTTAATATGGTCTAAAAATCGCAACGTCATAATTATCTAATTCGATTACAGTAAAATCATGCTGTAAATCTCTAGCATATCCATCATAATCAAAATTATTAAAAACAAACTGAACAGCGTCAGAATTAACAATATTATTAATATCATCGTCTGCAAGTTGATATGCATAATCTTTAAAAGAGTCAGCAGTAGTTATATAAGAGTCCTCGGCTTCTTGCACTAGATCAGCAGAGTAATCATGCTGATTAGACATATATTTAATTAATATTTCATTATCTATATATGAATCTTCTATGGCATGAACTAAATTATATAATTCTTCATGATCTGGATATTCTCCCATATTTGGGCAATCGTCATAATCATGAACCGCCACTTCATCAGCGTTTCTAGTTACTCTTTTAATAGCTTCTGCAAACTCATCAAAAGAATTATAGTCTAACGGATAAAGCCAACCGCCAACCAGTGAGCCGCTTACATAGGCATCTAAGCTAGCGAACCACATACCCATTATTGGGGCTTTCTCTTCTAGTTTAGGAGCTGTATTACTCATGATGCACCCCCAAGCATTACGATATGCAAGGCAAGCACTAAAGGGGCTATTAGCCCTGTAGTATAAAAGCAATATTTCAAAGCTCTAAGCCTTGCATTTCTAACACGTCTAGGCGTTCTAGTTGTGATATTTAATTTATAGTTTTTCATATTTTCTATCTCCCTTTTTAATAACCCTTTATTGGATTATATATATAATTATATATTAATATAGTATTAATAGTCAACTTATTTATTAATCAATTTCTTGTAAATGGCAAACCAAATTTCCATAAACATCAAATAAATATTCATTAGCATCGCAATGCTCAATCTGGTCTTGTAAATCCCATTCTGCAAAATAATCATATGCAATAATCATTTCACCATCATCGTTAAGGTTTCCTGTTTCATATTCAAAGGGCTCTTTATACATTTCATTTCTAAAATTTTCTCTAGCTTTTTCGCTTAATTCTGCAAACTCATAAGCTTTTATTTTAATTATCTTCATTATTTGTATACCTTTCTCAATCTTCTGGTTTCTCTTTCTGTTTCATGTGATGCTTTGAAGGGCTCAATATTTGCTTCCATCATTTCAGATAGAGCTATAAATTCAGCCCAATCAATGCCGAGATATTCTGTTATATCTTCCAGTATTTCAACGTCATTAGTTGCATAATAAAGAGCAAGCATATCTTTTAAGTATTTAGTTGCTTTCATATTTTCTATCTCCCTTATTAATAACCCTTCATTGAGTTATTTATATAATTATATATTAATATATTAATAATGCAATAGATTAGAACTAAAAAGATATATATTTTTTTTGATCTATAAATAGATAATAAAATAATAATATAAGCACCGCTTATAATACAAAATCCTACAAAATCCAGCCCTTAAGCCTTCTTTCTTTCTATTTTTGGGGGCTTGCTCTGAAATGCCCTATATATAGGCACTCCAGAGCTTAGGTTCTTTCAAGCTAAAAGCCAAGCAGGTTGCAGCAC